CTCATCAGGAGCTGACGCACCTCGCACCGACCTGCTGCGGACCGCCTGGCGCCGCGGGTTCTCCCCGCCGCCGCTGATCAGCGTGCCGGAGTGGGCCGACCGCTACCGAGGGATCCCGAAACAGGAAGGCGGCGGCAAATGGCTGACGGCGACCGCCGAGATCGCCCGCGGGCCAATGCTGGCAGGGACCGAGCCTGGGGTGCACGTCATCACCGCGATGGCGGCGACCCAGATGCTGAAGACGTCGCTGCTGCTGAACATGTTCGGCTACCTCGCGCACCTCGACCCGTGCCCCATTCTGCTAGTGCAGCCAAAGCAATCGGCGGCCGAGGATTTTTCCAAGGAGCGGGTCACCCCGACGATCGCCGCGACCCCGGTTCTGCGCGACCTGGTCGGCACGCTGAAGACCCGGTCGTCGGACGAATCGATCGGGGTGAAGCCGTTCCCGGGTGGATTTCTGGCGATCGTCGGTGCGGGATCGCCGACGAACCTCGCCAGCCGGCCGGTCCGGGTCGTGATGTTCGACGAGGTCGACAAGTACGAGGTGGGGCGCGAGGGCGACCCGATCACGATCGGCGAGGAGCGCACCGCGCGGTTCGGCAATTGGTTGTCGATTCGTTGCTGCTCGCCGACCGTCGAGGAGGAGAGCCGGATCGCCTCGAGCTACGCCGAGTCGGACCAGCGTCGCGCATCGGTCGCATGTCCCTACTGCGAGCACCGGCAATTTCTCGATTTCATTCGGCACGTCGAGTGGGATAAGGGCGAAGGCGGCGAGCACCTCACTGCAACGGCGCGGATTTACTGCGAGGCCTGCGGCCGGGGCTGGTCCGAAGGCGAGCGCCATCGGGCGCTGCAGACGATCCGCTGGCACCAGACGCGCCCCTTCGCGTGCTGCGGCAAGGCTCACTCGCCGCTCGCCGAGTACGACGCGGCGTGGCGGTCGGATAATGCAGCCGATGATACAATTTGGCAGATCTGGGAATGGTGGGCCGGGCCCCGCTGGGCGGTCTACCGGGCGCGCTGCCCCGATTGCGGATCCTGGCCGGTGCCGAACCGCCATGCCGGGTTCCAGGCGTCGAAGCTCTATAGCCCGTGGTCGAAGGACCGGCCGGCCGACATCGCCGCCAAATGGATCGCGGCGCAGGGCAACGAAGACCTGCTGCAGGTCTGGTGGAACACCCAGCTCGGGCTGCCCTACCGGCGCAAGGCCGGGATCGAGGTCGAGCCCGATGTCCTCTTGGCACGCCGCGAGGTCTATGCGGCCGACGTGCCGGACGGCGTCGCGGTCATCACGATCGGCGCGGATTCGCAGGATGGCCGGATCGAGCTCGAGGTGGTCGGCTGGGGCTATGACGAGGAGTCGTGGTCGCTCGCCTATGAGGTGTTCGACGGCGACCAGGAAAACCCGAAATTCTGGGACCAGGTCCGCGAGTATCTGACCCGGCGCTGGCTGCGCGCCGATGGCGTGCCGTTCGTTGCGATGGCGGCCTGCGTCGATTCGGGCGGCCACCACACCCAGGCGGTCTACAATTTCTGCCGCGACAACGCCGCCCTGTTGCAGGGCGGAGTGCACGCGATCAAGGGCGCCAGTGAGCGGTCCGGCCAGCGTTCGCCGGTCTGGCCGCCGATCCGAAAGGCGCGGAAATCGAAGGGCGACGGGTTCCGCCCGGTGATGATCGGGACCAACGCGGCCAAGGACAGCATCTCGGCCCGGCTGCTGATCGCCGCGCCGGGCCCGGGCTATATGCATTTCCCGGCCTATTGGGACCGGGCGCGGTTTGACCAGCTGACCGCCGAGCGCCTCACACCGAAACGGGTCGGCGGCTGGGTGTTTCGGATATGGCAGCCGCGGCCAGGCCGCGCCAACGAGGCGCTCGACTGCCGCGTCTACGCCTACGCCGCGCTGTGCGCGCTGATGCACCGCGGCATGAAATTGAACGCCTTTGCCGACCAGGTCGGAGCGACCCGGACCAACCCGCTGGTGCTGCTGGGGACCGCCGAGGCCGAGCGGATCGATGAAGCACGCCGGCGAGCGGCGCCGGTCCCGGTGACGCCACCGTGGATGATCCCGGCGCCGGCGAAGGCACGGCGATCGTCGACCTGGCTTGGGCCGCGCCGCGAGAGGTGGTTGCGATGAGCGATTACTCCGATGCCGAGCTGGCGGCGCTGCGCCGCGCCTATGCATCCGGCAGGCTGCGGCTCGATTACGAGGGAAAGAGCGTCACGTACGGCTCGGCCGAGGATCTGTTAAGCCGCATCCGGGAATTGGAGCGCAGCACCGGCGCGACGCCGCGGCGGCCATCGGTCGGGTTTGCCGGGTTCAGCAGGGGGCTTCGCTGATGGCGGCGCTCACGATCCCGCGCCGCCTCAATTGGCTCGATCGCACGATAGCACTGTTCGCCCCGCGCGCAGCGTTGCGGCGCGGCGTCGCCCGAGGCGTGCTGGAAACCGCGGGCAATAAGCGAGGCTACGACGGCGCCGCGGTGGGCCGCCGCACCGACGGCTGGACGGCCAACCGGACGTCGGCCGACGCGGAAATATCGCGGGCCCTCGGCCGGCTGCGCAACCGGTCGCGCGACCTGACGCGCAACAACCCGCACGCCCGCAAGGCCGTGGCGCTGTGGACCAGCAACATCGTCGGCACCGGGATCATGCCGCGGGCCCGGTCCGGCAGCCCGCGGGTCGACGAGATGACGAACGCGCTGTGGCTCGAATGGTCGGCGGCCGCCGACGCCGACGGGCAGCTCGACATGGCCGGGCTGCAGGAATTGATGATCCGCGAGATGATCGAGGGCGGCGAGGTCCTGGTGCGCCGCCGACTGCGCCGCCCGGAAGATAATTTGCCGGTGCCGCTGCAGCTGCAGCTGATGGAGGGCGACCTCCTCGATGAAAGCCGGACCCAGAACCTCGGCATGCGCAACATCGTCAGCGGCGTCGAGTTCGACGCGATCGGTCGGCGCGCCGCCTATTGGCTGTTTCCCGGGCATCCCGGCAACGCGAGCCTCCTGCCGACCGCGGCCATAGTCAGCGCGCCGGTCCCGGCCAGCGAGATCATCCACCTCTACCGGAAGGACCGCACGCAGGTCCGCGGCGTCCCGTGGGGCTCGGCGGTCATCCTGCGGCTGCGCGACGTCGACGACGCGACCGATGCCGATATCGTGCGGATGAAAATCCAGGCCTGCCTGATCGCCATCGTGCTGGGCGGCGACCCGGACGGGATTGCGCCGCCGCCCGGCGCCGGGCTCGCCGTCAAGGATTCGAACGGCAACCCGATCGAGCAGTTCGAGCCGGGCCTCATTGCCTATAGCGACGGCGCGCGGGAGATCAAGTTCAACACCCCGTCCGCGACCGGCGGGTTTCCCGATTTCCACAAGGTCGGCCTGCACAGCGTCGCGGCCGGCTATGGCGTCCCCTACGAGCTCCTCAGCACCGATCTGAGCGACGTCAATTTCACCTCGTTTCGCGCCGGGGTTAACCAGTTTCACCTCGATGTCGAGGTGGCGCAGTGGCTGTGCCTCATCCCGATGGCGCTGGAGCCGATCTGGAAATGGTTTGTCGAGGCCGGCTACCTCGCCGGCAAATTGCCGATGCGCGAGATCCCGTGCGAGTGGGACACGCCGGCTTTTGCCAGCGTCAACCCGATCGACGACGCCAACGCCGATCAAATCAATGTGCGGTCTGGGTTCGATTCGTGGATCTCCGTAACTGGGCGGCGCACCGGACGCAATCCGCGGGTTGTGATGGCGGAGATCGCCGAAGGCAACGCGCTGGCCGACCAGTATGGCGTCATCCTCGACAGCGACGCGCGGCGCACTGCCCGCGCCGGCACCGAGCAACCGAGCACCGTTCCGCCGCAACCGGCGCAGCGGCCTCCTTTGCGGAGCGTGACGTGAAAAACGAGAGCAAAACGGCAACCACCGGCAGGCGGCTCATAAAGAACGCACAGGCGCGGCTCGCCGAGCACCAACCGGTCGCGGTCACCAGCCAGGACGAAGCGTTGAAAATCAAGACGCCGGAAGAAGAATTGCCGATCACCGCCCGCCTCGACCGTGTCGAGCAGTCCCTCGCCGAGATCTCCGAGGGCATCGCGCGGCTCCTTAAGCGCAACGCCGTCCTGGATTGAGGCTGCTATGGAAACGACGATCAGCCTGCCACTGATGCGGCGGGAGGGCGCCCTGTCGCCCGGCTCGTTCGACGCGGCCGACAACACGGTCGACCTGGTGTTCACCACCGGCGCCACGGTGCGCCGCACCAAGTTCTCGTGGAACGACGGGATGCAGGAGTTCGACGAGGAGCTGATCGTCAGCGCCAACTCGGTGCGGCTCGACCGGCTCAATCAGGGCGCGCCGTTCCTCGACACCCACAGCACCTATTCGCTGGCCGACGTCATCGGCGCCGTCGTGCCGGGCAGCGCGCGCATCGCCGGCGGCCAGGGGCTGGCGCGGGTGCAGCTGTCGCGCGCCCCCGACGACGCTGCTTCGGTCCAGAAGATCGCCGACGGCATCATCCGTAACGTCTCAGTCGGCTACCGGATCCACGGGGTCGAGCGAATCGAGAAAGACGGCCAGATGCCCCTGGTGCGGGTCATCGACTGGGAGCCGATGGAATTGTCGGCGGTGCCGATCGGCGCCGACCCCGGGGCCGCCATCCGCCAGGGGGCTCAAGGATCGGCCAAAGAGGATTTTCGTTTCCCGTGCCTGGTCACGGGTTGGGCGCCGCCAAGCAGACCGGCGGGGCATGCGATCCGCATGCGAATGAAGCAGCGGCATCTGGGCCGGCTGGTTCACCGATAGGAGATCGACGATGAACTTCGAACAGCTGCTGGCCCAGCATCGGGCCGGCGGGACGCTGACGCTCGACCAGCTGCGTTTTCTCGCCGATGAATTGACCCGGCGCGCCGCGGCGATGCCGGGCCAGATCACCGATGCAACGCCGGCGGCCGACGCCGACCGCATCGAACGCGAACATAGCGAGGCGCTCGCCGAGCTGGAGCGGATCCGGGGCCAGATCGCCGAGCTCGAGCACGCCGCGGCGCCACCGCAATCGGCCGAGATCCGGGCGGCACTGGCCGCGGAGCGCAACCGCGTCGCCGCGATCCAGGAGGATGGCCGGCAATTCGGCCGGTCCGACACTTTCATCCAGCGGCATATCGCCGAAGGCACCGAAGCGTCCGCCTTCCGGCTCGCGATCCTCGACGACATGCGCACCGCTTCGGAGCGCAATCCGGTCTTCAGCCATGTCGAGATCACCCGCGACGAGGGCGAGACCCGCAACGCCGGCATGACCGCGGCGCTCGTCTGGCGCCTGGCGCGCGCCGGTGGGCAGCGCGGCATCGAGGTGCCGGAAATCGCCCGGCCCTGGGCCGAGCGCGACCTCGTGGAGATCGCCGCCGATTGCATCGGCTGGCGCGGCCCCCTGCGCACCGCCCGCCAGGTCGAGGACATGTTGCACCGCGCCTTTCTCTCGACCTCGGATTTTCCGGGGATCTTCACCAATGCGCTCAATGTCCGGCTGCTCGCCCGCTACCAGCTGGCGGCGCCGACCTACCGGCTGTGGGCGGCGCAGACCACGGTCCCCGATTTCCGTGCGTCGCCGGTCATCCGCGCCGGCGATTTCCCGGCGCTGCAGCTCGTCAACGAGGCTGGCGAGATCAAGTCGGGCGCCTTCAGCGAGTCGAAGGAGACATTCCAGGTCCACGCCTATGCCGTGATGCTGAACATCACGCGGAAGATGATGGTCAACGATCAGATGATGGCGATCGAGCAGGTTCTCGGCTCGGCCGGCGAGCGGGTTGCCGATTGGGAGAACGTGCAGGCCTATGCGAGCCTCCTCCTCAATGGGGTGGGTCCCGTCCTCCTGACCGACGCGAAAGCCGTCTTTCACGCCGACCATGGCAATTTCACCGATACCGGGACCGCGATCTCGGTGACCAGCGTCGGCGTCGGGCGGGCCCTGATGATGAAACAGACGACGCTCGACGGGCTGAAGGCGAACTTCACCCCAGTGACGCTGTTGGTCGGCCCCGACAAGCTGACTATCGCCGAGCAGCTGCTGACCCAGATCACCCCCGCGCAGACCAGCAATGCGGTGCCGGAATCGATCCGCCGGCTCTCGGTGCAGGGCGATGCCAACATCACCGGCAACGAATGGTTTCTGTTCGCCAGCCCAACCGTCGCGCCGGCCTTCCAGTACGGCTACCTGTCGGGCTTCGAAGGGCCGCGGCTCTCGAGCGAGGACGTGTTCGACGTGCAGGGCATGCGGGTCAAGCTCGAGCACGATTTTGGGGTCGGCGCGATCGACTACCGCGGCGGCTACCGCAACGACGGCGCCTAAGCCGCCCCCTCCCTCTCCCTCGGTACACGCGGCGGCCTTCGCCCCGCTCAAATCAACCTGACGAACGGAGACGATGATGGCCAAGAACTATGTCCAAGCGGGCGAGACGCTGACCCTGCTCGCGCCGGCCGATGTGCTGAGCGGCGCCGGCGTGCAGGTCGGCAATCTGTTTGGCATCGCGCAATACGATGCACTGTCGGGGGCCGAGGTCGAGGTCGCGATGTGCGGCGTCTTCGATATCGCCAAGGTGTCGGCGCAGGCCTGGGCGGCCGGTGACCCGATCTATTGGGACAACACGGCCAAGCTGGCGACGACGACCGCGGCGGCGAACATGCCAATCGGCCATGCGGTGCTGATCGCGGCGAACCCGTCGGCGACCGGGCGGGTGCGGCTCAACGCCGGCCCGGCCGGCGCGGCGGGACCGACGACCCTCAATACCACGGTCGCGTTGACCAATGGCGACAGCGGCTATGTCGTCTCGCCGGTCGATGGCGACATCACCCGGCTCGACAGCGTGCTGCTCGGCGGGGCGGTCACCACCAACGATGCGGTCGTTACCGGGAAGATCGGCGCCGCCGGCGCCGGCGTGCCGATTACCAACGGCGTCATCACGATCACCGCCTCGGGCTCGGCGATCGGCGACAAGGACACCGCCAGCCCGACCGCCGCGAATACGGTTGCCGCCGGCGATCTGATCTATTTCACCGTATCGGGCACTCCGGGCGGATCGCGCACCGCGACGGTCTCGATCCTGATCTCGCCGTAAATCCGTCGGCGCCGATGCCCGACTGGACCGTCGATGTCCTCCGGCCGCTCTACGCCGAATTCGGCATACCGGCGGTGCTGCAGCTCGATGCCGGGACGTTCGAGCTGACGGCGATCGATCTGACGGCGGGCACGACGCTGTCGGGTCCCGTCGAATTGGAGACGGTCCGGCCGGCCGTCATGGTGCTCGCCGGCGACCTCGCCGATGCGGGGATCCTGGTCGCGCAGCTCGACAACGGCTCAGTCCAGCTCAACGGCAAAAGCTGGTCGATCATCGCGCACCAGCTGAAACCCACGACCAACGGCGAAGGCGACGGCGAGGTCGCGCTGATGCTTGAAGGTATCGAAGGCTAAACCCGAGGAGACAACCCAGCATGGCACGCACAAACATCGTCGCTCAGATCCGTGTCGGGCCTTATCCGACGGCGGCCCAACTCAGCGCCGGCGCGCTGATCCCGTCACTGACCTCGACCAGCGATCCGACCGATCGGTCGACCGCACTGGTCGACGGCAAGACCAGCATTCTGGCGCACAATACCGACTCGGTTGCCCATACAATCACGATCTCGGCAGTGCCCGACACGCCGTTCAATCGCTCGGTCGACCTGGTCGTATCGCTGGATCCAGACGAAATCGCGCTGCTTGGCCCGTTCAAGCCGGGCGGTTGGGCGCAGACCGGGAATCTGCTTTTCATCGATGTCTCGGATCCCACCGTCCAGGTCGCGGTCCTGACCGAACTGGCGGCCGCCACCTAGTCCATGCGCCTTCTCGACGCTTTCGGCGCCGCGGTCGAGCGCTGGATCGAGGGGACCGTTCGCGGCGGGCCGCTCGAGCCGCATCTGCTCGATCTGCGCGAGGCGCTGCCGCAGCTCTATAGAGAGCTGGCGGTCAGCGTCTTCGATCCGCCGGCCGACGAGCCATGATCGATCGTCGGGAAGAGATCCTCGCCCGCTTGCGGCTGCTGATTGCCGATATCCCCGGCGTCGTCAGGGCGGCGCGCAACGGCGACGAGCTGAGCGGCCGCTCGCGGCCGGCGATCTTTCTGCAGGATGCGGTCGAGGAGCGGGTCGATAACGGCATGGGCGGCCCGACGAATTCACAGGCCCAGATGATGCGGCTTTCGCCGCACATAAATCTTCTGATGGGCCAGCCGACCGAAGAGCTCGGTCCGGCGATGAGCGAATTTCGCCGGCTCCTCGTCGTCAAGATCCTCAACGATGCGACGCTGATCGAGATGCTCGGCGGCGATCGCCGGCAGACGATGCGCTTCGAAAGCTGCGCGGTCACAACCGAGGCCGGCGAGACCCGTGAAGGCCGCATGGAGCTGGTTTTCACCTTCGATTACCCGTTCAAGCTTTCCGAATTGATCTAAGAGGGCAATGATGGCCGCAAACCCGCTCAATACGTGGATCGGCTCCGGCGTGCTGTCCTTCAAAGAGGAAGGCGAAAGCACCTATCGCGATCTCGGTTTTGTTCCCCGCTTCGTCACGACACCAGTCATCGAACGCAAGGATTACTGGTCAAAACGCAGCAAAATCCGCTCGCGCGTGCGCACCGAAACCACCCAGCAGGGGCTGACCATCGCCTTTGCGATGGATGAGGTCACCGCCGAGAACATGGCGATGTATTTCATGGGGAGCTCAGTCGCCGGCAGCCCATACACGACGGTGCAAATGCTCGATCGCACCGAGATCAAGGGCGCGCTGCGCCTCGTCGGCGACAACGCCTTTGGCGAGAGCTGCCAGGTCGACATCCCGGATTGCAGCCTGATGCCGGCCGATGCGATCGACTGGCTGACCGACGACTGGCTCGGCTTGTCGATGACCGGCGAGGCCTTCCGCGATCCGACCACCGGCAGCTTTGGCGAGGTCAAGGTCGGCATCACCGAGGAGGTCGCATAGGTGGTCGGCATCCTCGATATCGAGCCGATCACCGAGATGATCGACATCGTTCGTCCGGGTGACGATGGTCAGGAGATCGCGATCAAGCTGACGGTGCGCGGCTTTACGCTGCGCGAGTGGGCCGTGCTCGTGCGGCGCTTTCCGCACCTTGATGCCGGCGCCATCGCGGCGCCTGCAGCACCGGCGAGCGAGGCCGACCGGGTCGCGGATATTCTCGAAAACCTCGATGTCTCGAAGGCGGTGATCGCCGTCGGGCTGGGTCAGCCGGGCAATGCCGAGATCGAGGCGGCGATCGAGGAACGGCTGACCGAGGACGAAATCAAGCGGGTGTTCGATACCGTCATCCGCCTGTCGAGGCCGCAACCCCGCCCTTTGCCCGCCGGCGAGGCCGAACGGTCGAGAAGCCCCCGCGAATCCCCAAGGTCTGGGAAGGGCCCGGCTTCGACCTCGTCGTCCTCATCGATGCCCTTGTTGGCTGCGGATATCAGCGCCCCGACGTGATGGACATGACGCCGCGCATGGCCGCGGCGCTGCTGTTCGTCGCCGGCCGGCGCCGACGCCGCGAGCGTCTGGCCGAAGCGGTGACCGGGCGGTGGTCGAACCAAAAGCTGAGCCTGGAATTGGGCAAGCTGGAGGAGTGATGAGCCTACAGCTGGTCTGGGCCGCGACGACCGGGCAATGGTCGGCGGCGATGCAGGCGATGGAATATCCGATCGCCAGCGCCGCCACCGGCGGGATGCGGCAGACTATCGATCAGGTAAAGGCGAAGGGACGCTCGGCGATCGCCGCGGCCGGGTTCGGCACGAAGTGGCAAAACGCGCTGCAGGCGAAGACCTATCCGTCGACCGGCATCAGCATGGAGCCGGCCGGATGGATCTATCACAAGATCGCCTATGCCGGCATCTTCGAGGACGGCGCCCGGATCGCCGGCAGCCCCTATCTGTGGCTGCCGACGCGGGGGATCCCCGCGACGATCGGCGGCAAGCGGATGACCCCGCGAAATTTCATCGCGCAGATCGGGCCGCTGCATTCGGTCCGCGCCGCCGGCAAGCCGCCGATGCTGGCCGCCTACATGCAGGCCGGCGGGAGATCGATCGGCAAAGTGACGCTGGCAAAGCTGCGGGCCGGCAGCGCCCTCGGCCGCCTCGGGGTGCGCAGCCGCCGCGGCGGGTTTGGCGGCCGCGGCGTCGTCTCGGTGCCGGTTTTTATCGGGGTCTCGATGGTCAATATCCGCGCCAGGTTCAACCTGCGGCCGATCTTTCGCCAGGCCGCGGCGGACATCGGCTCGGCCTATCTGCAAAACCTGCGGGTGTAAGCGATGGTGGCGTCAACGCGATCGGGACCCGGCGGCGGACAGCCGATCGTCCAGCGCATCAGCCTCACCGGCGCCGAGGAGGTGAAGCGCCTCCTCGAGCAGATGGGGGCGCAGGGCGAAAAGGCGGCGGCGCAGATCGGCGCCGCGATGAAGGCGTCGGGCGGCGACACCGCAAAGCTCGGCCAGGCGGTCGAGGGCGCCTTTGTCAAACTAGGTGGGGCAGGCGCCGCGCTAAAGCCGACGACGCAGGCGGTCAACGAGCTGCACAGCGGGTTCCGCGGGATCGGCGGCACCCTCAACAACGTCGCTACAGTGTTGCTGCCCGATTTCACCTCGAAGATGGGGCTTGGCATTGCCGGTGTCGTGTTGGCGCTAAAGGGCGTCCTCGGAAACGCCAAGAGCAGCATTCTCGAAATGCGCAACCTGTCGCTGCAGACCGGTCTGTCGATCAATGCCCTGCAGGGCATCAAGGATGTTTTTGAAGATCAGGGCGTGCCGGTCGAAAAACTCGCCACGGTAGTCGGCAAGTTCTCCGAGGAGCTCGGCAAGGCGCGCCTCGAAGCGCAAAAGCTCGACGGCCCGCTCGGCAGCCCGTTCGTCAAGGCCGGCGAAAAGGTGACCGTGCTGCGCGGGGATCTCGACAAGGTGAATTCGGGGCTCGACAACACGACGACGGTGCTGCGCGGCGCGGAGCAGCAGATGCGGGATACCTCGAGCGCCTTTGCCTCGCTCGGGATGAACGCCGAGGTGCTGAAGCGGTTTCCCGACACGGTGAAGGGCAATTTCGAGGCGCTGGTGGAATTCAGCCGGCGCCTCAACGCCGTCGCCGACGACACCGAACGGGGGCGCATCGGCGCGCAGCTGTTTGGCCGCCAATGGCGCACCGAGGCCGCCGGAATTTTGGCGATCGCCAAGAACCTCGAAGACGCGATGAACGAGCGGATCGCCAAGGGTCTGACGATCTCGGAGGACGAAACCAAGCGTACCCTCGAGTACACCAAGGCGGTGCACGATCTCGGCGATCAATGGGAACGGGTCTCCCAGGTAATCGGTGTCGGACTCTTCCCATTGCTGACCTGGCTCGGCAAGCTGACCGAGGAATCGGTGCAGAATATGCGCGAAACGTCCGACGCCTATCGCAATCTGGTCTTCGCGCTCGGAGACGCGATCAAGCGCGAGTGGCAGGCCATCCTCGATGCCATGAAGATCAGCGCCGAGGATTTCAAAACGGCCGTGCTGCAGGCCATCGCCTCGATAATCCCCGGACTCTCGCTGGCGCTGCAATTATTGAACTCCGTGCGATCGTGGACCCCAGGACCCGGCCCGCTCGGCGATTTCAGCCCGCGACCGCAAAGCCCTCCATCATCGGGGTTCCCGTTCTTCAGCCGGCCTGGTCAGCCGGCTCCCTCGACGCCCGGATCGAGTGACAATTTCGGCGAGTGGAGCCCGCGGCCGGCGGATACTGGGGATTGGGGCGATTGGAGCGAGCGGCCCGCCTCATCCCCTACCCCCAACTCGGCGCCGTCGGACGAATGGCAGTATGAACCGCGCAAAGAATTCGAGCTTGCTGGCGGCGGCCAGGTCGGCGGCATCGGCTTCGGCGACATCGTGCCAGCCTGGCTGACGCCAAACGAATTCGTCATGAAGGTCGCGGCCGTCAAAAAGTACGGGCTTGATTTCATGCACCGGATCAATTCGATGCAGCTGCCGAAATTCGAGCTCGGCGGCATGGTCGACGGGATCCACGACGCGACGGCGCAATTCTTCGCCGGCGGCGGCCGGGTGGCCGGCGCCGGCGGCGGGCGATCGGAATTCACGATCGTCCTCGACCGCCAGCCGTTCAGCGCCTCGGCCGACCGCGGCGTGGCGCAGAGCCTCCTGCGCACCGCGCTCAAGCAAAAAATGGTGCAGGCCAACCGGAAGCCCGGGTCCAGAATCTGATGCCGCCGCCGGATACCGTCCTCGTCATCGCCGGCATCGGCCTCGCGCCGGCGGCGGTTCGCGGCGTGACGCAGACGTTCCAGCCGATCGACGCCGCGAAAAATCTCGAGCGGACCGTCAACGGAAAACTCGTCAACCTGTCGCCCGATCAGTTCAAGAAGTACGCCACGACCTTTGCCTGCACCGACAATGACACGCCGCAATTGGATGGCATCTTCCCAGGCGATGTCGTCGTCGTCGACTGGATCCACGAGCTGTCGCTCCCGGTCGGCAACACGCCGAACCGCGAAATCGTCGAGGGCAGCGAGCGGGTCGAGGATGACCGCCGCTACTACCGGCCGCGCATGACGATGGTGGTGGCCGACTTCAGCGTCTCCGAGCCGGAATGGGACGGCAGCATCTCCTGGCAGCTGGACCTCGAGGAGGAGTGACCTCTTGGCCGAGCGGTTCTACTTCGCCTGGTGCGACGAGGCCGATCCTTGGGGGCCGGACTTTCAGCGCGAGGACGAGGAAATCTTCGACCTCGAAATTGCCGAGGCTGAGGGCGACCTGCCGTCTTTGGAGATCGAGCTCAGAAACCCGCGCGTCGGGCTGCTGGCGGCCGGTCGCAACCTGTGGTGCTGGCTCGCCTGGGACGACGGCACAACGGTGCACCCGATGTTCCACGGCCGCCTGGTCGGCGTGCCGGAGAACCTGTACGAGGAAAAGGTCCGGCTGCTGTTCATCGCGCGGCCCAGCGACTATCCCGCGCAGAAGTCGGCGATCGCCGCCTCGCTTCGCGAATTGCCGTTCTACGACGTCATCTGGTTCGACGAGCAGGACGTCGACGACGACGCGGTCCTCGAAACCCGGATGCTCAATTTCCAGGGCAACCGGCTGACGCTCGAAATCGGCGTCTCCGACATGCTCGCCGGCGAGGACGGGATCATCGAGGTTGGGCCCGACGACCACTTCTATTCGCGGATGGAGCAGGGCTTCGAACAGACACCGAAGCGCCGGGTGCACGTCACCGCGACGGTGTCCTGGGTCCAGGCCGCGACCGGCGAAGTCGACCTGACGGCGCAGCTGGTCGCGAAGTTTCGCCAGCTCGGATCGTTCTTCGCCTGGCCGATGATCGGCAGCTATACCGCGCCCGGGCTACTCGACAGCTGGCCGCAGCCGGAAACCGGCTTTGGCGGCGGTTGGTCGATGGCGCTCGGGTCGAGCGCGGCGGCCGCCGCCTTTGTCGCCCCGGCCCTTTATGCGGTGCGGTACGTCGACAAGACCGACATGACCTCGGTGCAGGGGTTCGACACGCCGGCCCATGTCGCCACCACGCTGCACGGGCTGGAGATCGGGTTCAGCGGGATGCCGCGGGCCTTTTTTATCGGGTGGAAAAATTTCGACGTCGTCTTTGGCCTGGCGCCGATCAAAATCGATTTCAGGGTGGCCTACGAGGCCGCGCGGAAGCGCAGCGAGATCATCACGTTCACGATGGCGTCGGACGTCCAGTCGATCGTCACCGATCCCGGCGTCGACGAGGACGAGACCCTCTCCTTGACCAGCTCGTCGATCGACCAGCCGGTCGATGAGGATGGCGCGCTGCCGATCGGCGATACCAGGCGCAACGCATATTTCCCGACCGACCGGGGGCAGCAGAGCCTTCAGTTCCTGATGCTGCTGGCTGCCGCCAAGCTGCTGGCCAGCGCCCGCGCGGTGCGCATCAAGTTCACGACGACATGGGCATTCCTGGCGCTCCTGGTCAGCTGCCGCAAGAGCGTTCATCTCGTCGATCCGCGCCTGCCGGGCGGCGAGGCAACCGGCAAGGTCGTCGAATACCGGCTAATCGCCAATGGTCGCGGCGGCAATCTCTGCGAGGTCGCGATCGGCTGTTCGGTCGGCTATGGCGTGAAGCTGGGCGCCGCGGCCGAGGGCGAGGATGTCTATGCCGACGACTGGGCGGACGACTATACCGAAAGCATCGGCGGCCAGACCGAAGTGATCCCCGGGCAGCTGCTCTACGAATCGCTGGATGGCACCATTGTCGTCGATGACGACGGCGTCGATCTGTTCAACCTGACCCCGGAGACGATCGTCAAGAACCTGAAGCTCACCGGCGGCCCGACCGAGCAGCTCGGCGCGATCAACGCCAGCCTCGTGGTGCGGCCGGATGATACAAGGGTCGTCACTACTGGCGATGTCGACGGCACCGCGGTCACCAACCTCTCCAATGTCGAGGGGCTGGTCAGCGGGGTCAAATATAATACCGGCGGGTTCGCAATCCCGATGCTGAACGGCTTCAAGGGCGAACCGACGACATTCACCTTCGATGGCAGTTTCGGCGGGACGCTGTCGAGAGCGGCGGAAAAACCCGGCAAAGGCGTCGGCCTGACGCTGACCCGTCCCGGCGGCGCCGTGCTGACACCCGATCCGATCGGCGCCCTGCGCGCCACGCCGACCGTCATTCATTACGAATTCGTGCCTGTGACCGGCGGCGACTTTCAGACCGCGATCGACGTCACCGTCGCAAACCTGGTGGTGCCGAAAACCATCGACCTCGAGGCGGCCTCGCATGCTTGAGCAAATCGTCCGCCCCTACCAGTCGCGCTCGCTATTCGGGCAGCGGCGGGTGCCGTCGAGCTCCAAAAAGGAGGATGCGCAGGAATCGAGCATTACCTGGGGAGCGGCCGGCGCGCTGCCCGAACCGCGTGAGTCACCGGAGCCCGGGCCTTATCCGGGGATCAGCTTTGTCGTCAAGGGGCTCAACCAGCGCAACCTCGAAATTGAACGCGAGACCAAGCGGGTAAAGCTGCAGCAGGAGGACAACCCGGACAATTTCGTTGTCCTCGAAAGAACCACCAAGATCAAGTTCAAGGACCCGAAGCCGCGTTACCTGAAAAGCCCGGAGAGCCCCGACACGGCGTATGCCGATGCAAAGGCGAAAGGCTTTGTGCCCGGGCCCGGCGATCCGCAGGAAATCCCGGTCAACAGCAGCTGGCCGCCGCCGGAGGTGCCGATCCAATTCGACACGCATGAATATGTCATCCAGGAGCATCCCGGCGCCAACGAGACCCCGCTGTGAGCGACCTGCCGATCGAAGGCACGCTGAAGCGGCCGCTGCAGCTCGACCCGTTCCAGCGGGTCGTCGCGATTCATTTTGGGGGTTTTGCGCTGCTCGAGATCACCTACACGGGCAATTTCCCGGTTGGGTTTTCCGTCGATACGACGCGGACCAAGGAATCGTATGCGGCCGGCGACGTCATTGCCAAGGCCGGGCTCGATGTCGACGCCCCGCTCATCCTGGTGCGATTCAACGAGCCGAATCCGATCGGCAGCGAGCCCAGCGGGTACGCCATCAGAAATCTGTTCGCGGAAGCGGTCCTGGCGGTGCATCCGCCGATTACGGTCGAACAACACCTCCTGCCCGATGACCAGATAGCCATCGCGCAGGCAAACTACGACGCCGCAATCGCCGGTTTCAATGCGGCGCAGCTGCGGGAATACAATCGCGTGTTGCCGTTGCAGGCGGCGGCGCTCAGCGCCTTTCTTGCGCTCAATCCGGAGGCCGCGGTCTTCCGAAACGTCACCGATTTGAGAGAATTTCGTCCCGAGCCCGATGGCGGATGGGGCGAACGGTCGATTACATTTCTCCCGATACCCTGGATCTCAATTGACGGGGCGGCGCCTCAAGGGGATACGCAAACATTTACTTTCCCCGGCTATGAGACGTTCGGAACGATACAAGGGGTCATCGCCGAAAATCTGCCGCCGTTCTCGACCGCCCAGGTGTTCGGCAGATATCCCACATATGCCGACCGCAATCGAGACACCTACATAATCGATACGGGGAAGCTCGGGGCGCGGACCGTAGACATCACGGTGGCGTCAGTAAATGACCAGCCGGTCGAGCTGATCTACCTGTCGGGCGCCGGAGTCTATTCCGCGGCGACAAAGCGAC